TCTTCCTTAATCCAACTTTCTATAACATATACATCTCTTACCGCTTTACCATCGTGCATTAAATCATTGTTACGAGTATATTGATTCTTCATATATTTCTCAGCAATCATTCTAATAGTCTCTGCGGTGAAGAACACATAATATGGATTACCCATTGAATCTTTACGGAATATTTTTTGATCAGGTATCATTGCTGGTCCTAATACAATTCTCTTTTCCTCTGAATCAATTTGGAAATATTGTTTAGACATTTTCTCCGCTTGATTGATTTTTGATTGAGACCAACTTAACGCTGACTTTCCTCCCCAACTATCATACATCAATTTACCACAACCATCACCATATCCTTTACTACTTTCTAAATCTACCTCATGTCTTGATAAATAACTATACATTCTTTTAACTGTATCTAAACTGATTGGTTCACCCTTAGCAAGTTGATTAGCACGTTGTTTTCCTACATCAGTTCCACATGAACCCCATCCATTTTCTTCCACATATTTCAATACCGCTTTGGCATTATTTTTAACTGAATCAGGATAATCACTATAACTTTCAAATGTTGTAGGTTCTACTAATGACTTAGATATTGTATCACCTGATACTTCATTCACATATGAAGGTAAAGATGGATTAAGATATTCAAACGATGACTTAGGTAATTCATCTGCGTGATATAGATATACACTATCTTTTGTATGAACCGCACCTGTCATTAATCTACCACCACTTTTATGTGTAGGACCTTCATATAATTTACCGTCTTCAGTATAGTGTGGAACACCTACAGCAAACTTCTGTGTTGATACTCCTTGTAGATTCTTTTTAATTGCATCCAATTCATTCTGATTGTTATCAATATGTTTTTGTATACCTAATCTCTTAATTGTCTCCCATTTCAATTTTCCGTTCGTTGCGTGGACTTTATTCTTTGGTATACCTAAGTCCTCAGCAACTTTATAAACAGGTCCTAAATCACTCTCTTGACGTCTGGTGACTATTGATAGGTCATTACCGTCAGCAATTAATCTCTTAGCAAGTTCTTTACCTCTATCTGTTGATAAGGTATCGTCATAATCAATACTTATTTTCTCAAAGTTTTCATAACCAAATGACGCTTTACCTGGCACCCTTGTATCAGGTTGAGGAATACCCAATACATCATAACTTTCAGCACCATCAATTCTACCTGTAGTATTTGACCCTTTATTGATAATCTTATCTCCTTTTCTATATTCTATCTTCTGCCATAAATGTCTACAATTGAACGATCCCCTCCATACCATTGCGGAACTTCCCAAATCGTTTGTAATACCCTCTAAGTCCTCAACACGGTACACAAAATTCTTTTGTAGTAAATCCTTACAAAACTCTCTTGTGGTATCCTTAATGGGACTCCCTGACGCTTGTGGGTTAAGTACATACTTATATCTAATTAATCTTTCTTCAGTATCCTCAAATGATGGTGAATTTGGTGATGATGATATAAAATCTTCTTTTACCATTTCCCAACCATTACTTAATAGGTCTTCCTCAGATTGTCCTTTTGATATAATCATTGATGAGAACTTCATATCCTCACCATCAGGTATAAAAAAGTCTTCCTGTGTCTTATTGAACGCCAACCAATTAATCTCAATTGCTGGTTCATCTACCAAACTTACCGCATCAACACCACTAAGTTCATCGTCTTCTTCTATCTTTAATTCAAATATCTTTTCTTTCTTTATCATAATATAATATATATAATTTTATAATGTACTTAAATCCTTAAGTCTTGCATTCTTTTCTTGTGAAGACGTCATATCACTTGATACCACATAAGATTTAACTATTATTGGATTTTGTTCTTTAGATGGATTTAATACATTTGGTTTATCGTATGAGGTTGTCATTAAATTTGGATTAAATGATGTTCCACCACCAGCTTGATTCATCATTGATAACATTGGACCAAACATACTAACCGCGCCTCTTGTCATAATTGCTTCCCCTTTCTCCGCTTCAATTAATGTTCCACCATCACTATGTCTATTTCCACCAATCATACCACCATCAGCATAGTTTCTACCGTAGTTTGGCATTGCAGGTTTTTCTGCTGCTGCAGCTGATGAACTACTACTTCCTCCACTATCGTATTCAGTTGATTTTATTTTAGAAACATTAGCAAGACCAGCCACAATAGCAGCAGCGGCAGCAATAGCACCCAAAGCAGGACCTACAACAGGTATACCAGCCATAGCACTATACGCTTGCACTGCCGCCTGAAACGTTGCAATGTACGCCTGTGCAATTTGAATTTTCTTATTCTTTTCAAAATACTTCTTCTTTATCTTTTCTTGTTCTTCCTCATTACCTTTAGCATCTTTAAGTTCCTTAGCCATCCTTGCCTCATTGACAGCGGTAATAGCGTTATATACAGAACTTGCAACATCCGCCAATTTACTACCAAAATCCAACATTAACTGAAGTTCAGCTAACTTAGATTCTCTTAATTTCTTTTGATGTTCTAATTCAATGGCTTCAATTGCTGCTGTATTATCTCCTGCAGCTTTAAGACTTGCCGCATATCTCATCTCCTCAACTTCCCTTTGTGCTTTAAAATAACCACCAAATATCTGTTTTACTGTATCCGCTTTACGTTGTTCTATATCTATTTTAGAGTTTAATTCAGATAGGTCAATCATCTCCATATTCTTCTCATGTTGTTTACGGAGTGCTTCTAACTTGTCATAATTAAACTGTGCTTCTAATGTTGCAGCTTGATAATTCTTATTTTCAAGTTCTCTTTGTTTATTATAAAACGCTGCCGTACCTTCATATAAACTATCATATTCAATATTTAATATATCTACCTGTGCTTGAAGACCTTCTTTATCAATATCCAACATTGCTTTCCAATGTTTACTCCTTGCTGCCTCAATTTTAACTTGATTACCGTCAGCAAGTAAATTTTCTTGTTCAAATTCCTTTTGTACTATCTCTCTCTTTGCATCAAAATATTGTTTTGTTCCAACAGTTGAGTAATTTAATAAAGAATTTTGTTTACTAATTTCTTGTTCAATTTCATAAGAATCAAATTGTATCTTTGCAAGTCTAATCTTTTCTTTTGCTGCAGCATCTTCTGCAGCTTGTTTTTCCTTAAGTTTCTTTGTTGTAGTTCCTGCTAAATAGTTTTCTTCTAATTCTTTTCTATGTTGTTCCTTAAGAATTATTAATTCATCTTGTGCTGCCTTATAACTTCTAGCGTTTTCCTCTTTAATTAAACCAGTTGTTAATTGTAGTATTTCATTACTACGTTCATTAATCAATGCAATATCTTCTCTACTATATTCTCTTTCTCTTTTTAATCTTTCTGCTTTATTTGCAGCACGTTGATTTTTCTCTAAATCTTTATAATATATACTTAATTGAAGTTCTTCAGAATAACTTTGTTTTAATATTTCTAATAACTTATCTTTGTCAGCAATATTAGAGTTTTCAATCATTTTTTGATTAATCTTTATATCCCCTAATTTAATTCTATTTTGTTGTTGGAGTAATTCTAATTCAATTAAATTACTTTTTTTAGTTATATAAGATTGTAATTCAGCACTTTTTCTTTGATTATCAGTACCATCAATTAATGATTGACCTTCTAATTTACTAATTTCTAATAAATTTTTCTTTCTATCTTGATATTCTTTTAATCTTAAATTTTGTTTTTGACCATTCGTATTTAATATTAATAATAATAAATCTCTTTGTCTTTCTGCTTCATCTGTATATGTTGCATCAATTATTTCTTTTAATTTTGTATTATAATCTTGTTCAATCTTTAATCTTTCAGTTAGATTTGCAGTTAATGCTGTATTAAAATTATCTAATACTGTCTTCTGAAACTTAAGTTCTTTTTCTAACGCTAACGATTGTTGTTTAAATCCTCTATTAACACCACCAAATAATGAAGCAAGACCCTCAATTGCACCAGATACTAAATTAATAGCACCAACAAATACTTTTAATATAAAGTCTGTTACAGGTTTTAAAGCATCAAATAAAGCACCAACAGCATCACCAATTGCAGCAAACGCTTGTTGTAAAGGTTCTGATTTTTTGGCTGCATCTATAAGTGCCGCAACTAATGTTGCAATTATTAATACCAATGCACCAATACCTGTTGCTTTAATTATACCATCTGTGGTCTTAAAACTAATTCCCAATTTAGTAAACGCTGATCCTACATTCTGACTAATACCCTCAAGTTGTTGCATCCCCTGACCAATCTGTCCAATAGGACCTGGTATTGCAGCAAGGGTATCATCTAAATCTTGAGTAGTCCTAATGAACTCTTGCTGTGCATCTCTTAATCCTGCAATCTTTTGTTTTTGGTCTGTATATTCTTTACTGTTCTTTCCAAATTGTTGTTCTAATCTAAATAATTCATCTGTAGCTTCCTTAATCTGTTTCTTAAATGTTTCAACGTTACCACCAGTTTCTTCCATATCATCACCACTTTGTGCAATGGTTTTGTTCATTTCCTTCCATGCAGCATCCGCGTTCTTAATATCCGTTTGTAATACCTTGTATCTTGGGTCACTTATTGGTAGTGATTGAAGGTCTACCTTTGCTTGTTTAATAATCTTATCAAAGTCCTTAAAGGAGGTCTTTGTTAGGTCAAGTTCTTTATTATTGACCTTAATATTAAAATTTATATTCTTATCCGCCATAATTTATATATGTATATATTTTTAAGTAACCGTTACTGTTAATGTTTGACATATAGGATAAATTGACTTTAATCCTATCATTCTTATTTCAAAATAATATGTCCCTGATGAGAAGGTTGTTAAACCCATCATAGAGGGGGTTACGGTGAACGTATTTGACCCCGAATAGGTTGATAATCCTGTTGTTAAATTTCCTACTATATCCACACATCTCCATGGCTTATAATAAGTTTGTCCTGCAGCAATCATATGAACTGATAATAAATTAATAGCAGGTCTAGTTGTTATGAATGGTTGTGCACCATTTTTTGACCAAGTGTAATTATGGGTAAATGTTATACCTGTTGTTCTTGCTGTACCTGATACCACAAAATTGGTTACCGTTCCTGATACACTCAGATCATTAATATTGTGTATAATATCAACATCATATTCCTCCAAATCATAGTTTGGGAATACGAAGTTTTGATTATTTAGTTGTGGTATGTACTTACTCATATTATTAAATATACTTTTTTAGTTATTGTGGTCTGAAATTAAAAAAATGGCATACCATATCTTCCTCTATAATATTCAGTTAATAGAATCATTTCATCACGACTTAATGTTCTATTCCACATTATTGCAGTGCCTATTCTACCGTTTATTGTTCTATCTTGTCCTACTGTTTTATCTTCACCTAATATTATAGGATCATTAAATGTAGATGAACCTGATGGTTTTGAAAAAATTGCAAAAGTAGTACCACCACCATTATAGTTTCCAATATTAAATTCAATATTACTAACCATACCTTGAACAAAATACCAACTACCAGTTGTAATTGATGCGGCATTACCTGTATTTACTTCATAACCATTATTACTTGCTATTGCTGTTTCTTTATAATTTGACGGTGTCCAATTTTTATTTGTTTTTAAACCGTTACCTGTATTACTTCCTGAAATTGAGAACATCAATCCATCGTTATAATTAAACTCATTTAAATAAACTGCAAGGAACATTGACCAATTTGTATAGGTTTGATTCAATGTAGTACCAGTAATACTATTATTATTATTACCATTTAAATCAAAATATGCATTACTACCCGCAACCCAAGTAATACCACTATTAATTGTCGCGTTTCTGTTATTTCCCGATAAATCATATAATATACTTCCTGAAGTTGGATATGAACGAATGTCTGCAGGATCATACCAAAACAATGAACCTGAAGGTAATAACGGTGATGGTATTGAAAATACACCATTAAAAAGATATTCAAAATTATAACTTGATGTTAATGTCGTTGCTGTAAAAATATATTCAAAATCAGAAATAGTAGTGTTAGATATTAAACTTTCTTTAATACCATTATCTCCATTATTATCATCTGTAGTATAATCTTTTCTATTTAAACTATATAAAAAGGAATTGTTTGAACTAATTTTAACAACATCATTTACATTAATTGTAACAGAATATAAACCTGTTACAGTTGAATATTCTATTTTAACTAATACGTTATTTATAAAAATTTGAACATAATCAATTAATGTATCAATGGATAATATCAATGAACCCTTAGCGGTTGTATTAGTATCTTGGTATGATGGATATATTCTTGGTCCCATAAATTAAATTAACAAAGTTTTGGTCCGTATGTTGTTGACGAACCGGTTATTATTCCATATGTATTTTTTGTACTATTAAATCCACTACAATTATCCCATACATTTACACCTGTTGATCCTGTTATTGTTCCACCAGCATCCCAAAATCCTGTTAAACTTAATTGTAATCCATTTGGATTAGCGTATATATAATTTAACATTGTATCACAAGAACTATCATAACAACTACCACTTTCAAAATCAGTTTGTGTTATTTCATTCATTGTATAAGGAATAAACTCTTGTCTAAAACTACCTGTATTGAATATTTTAAATGCTGCGGTAAAACCTGATGTTTGTGTTGTTAATGAACCAACCTGATTGTCATAATACAAACTCCAAATAAAATTGGTATCTAATAAGTTTTCATTTGTAAAATCTGTCTTTAATTTAAAACAATAAGATGGTGCATCACAATATTGATACTTAAAATATCTATTTGGATATTTTTGTGGGTTAACATTATATTGTATTAAATCTACTTTAGTTAATTCTCTATTGGTTAGATTAAATTCGTTAATCTTATTTACAATGAAATACTGTTCGTTAATTTTAATTATATCGTTCCAATTGAAATTCTGTACATCAGAATATTTAAGGTCAAAATAACCACTTAAATACCTTGTATTAGGATCATATAGATTTGTGATTCTATTATTATAGAACTTATTATATACATCATTTTCTGTATATGTGTTATATAAATTAATTGAACCGTCAACTGTTTTTTCTGAATTAAATAATATTGATAAACTATCATTGTTTATTTTATATTGATCATCTAATCCCATTGGCATTGTATGAGATATAGATGGTATTCTATCATAATTTGATGCAGTACTACCACTCCAATTCTGTAATTTAACTGTATATGTATTTTCTGATCTATAAGGATATACTTCACCAACACTATCAATAAATGGATTTAACCCCATCAACCAAAAGAATAATTTAGGTTTTGATTTAACACCATTATAAATCCATCTTACTTGATTGTCATAAGTTGATTGTTGACTTGATGCCGCATAGTTAATACCCAATGGAAGACCAATTAAATTGGCAGCATCCCATTGTCTTACAAGTTCAGGTGAGAATATTGTTTCTATTTTCTTATTCTGTGATTTAAAATCTGTTGGATTATAAACTATATTTCTACCATATATACGATTGTTACGTATTTTAAATTCTCTATTACCTTCATCCCCATCATCTTGATCTGTTAACTCTAATGTACTTTCAATAAAGTTTAATGCTGGTTCAACCGTAAATCCTTTATCATAAGATAACTTAGGTGTCCAATCATATATTGTACCTGTACCCATGTAAAAATCAAAAGGTTCAATTGTAATCTTATTAGAATTATTTGGATCAGGGAAAAATACTAAATTAAACTTCTTTGCAATGGAAGATAATATATCAATCTGTTTTATATTTTGATCTATAACTAAACTAAAATCAACAAAATCTCCATCGATAAAAGCAATAGATGAACCAACCGCAGTCGGTGCAAATCTTAATGTACTAATATCAGCAACAGGTACACCACCATAATCAAATCCAAAATCAAATCCATAAGTTGCTGTAATCGTTAATCCACTTGTACCTGATTCTATAGTCCCAAATTCACTATATGGGAACATATTGGCAAAACCATAATTAATATTACTTAAACAATAACAAGGTATTCCAGTCCCTCTTTTACAAACAATAATGTTTAATGGTGTTGCGTAACTCGTTGAACCACTATATATTAATTCAACACCTTCTAATGGTAATGATTCTATATTATTTAATTTATAACCAAACTTGGTACTATCAGCACTAAAATATCCGTATAAATATAATGATTTAAACCAAGGTGTATTAAAGAATGTTGAAGATATTTCATATCCATATGTTTTAAATATTAATTGTATTAAACTATATATGTTTAATGCAGGTTTTAATTGATTGTCATATAAACCTTGTCGTGGACTATTAATTCTATATTCTTGTACTCCTGCTGCGGTTGCACCACTTATACTTGTCCATCCACTAATAGGACTTGTTGGTGTATATAATCTTGTTCGTCTTGATACTGTTGTACCTGTAAAATCAGGTTGTGTTGTACCACTTATATCCACATAGTTATAACCATTATGAACTATTGGATAAAAATATGTATAAGGATATTTACTATCTTTAAAAAAATTACTTGCTGCAAATCTATCACCTACAGCGTCTCTACTAAATGTATGATTGAAAGTATATTCAGTGTCATCAAAATTTAATTCTTGTAATAGGTTATTTCCTATTTTACCAAATAAATCACCTACCTCAGAATATAATGTTACGTCATATTCAACCTTACTATTTAATACAGATACCTTATTTAATCTCATATATCCTATAAAATAAGATTCATCATTTAATAATACATTTATATTAACTCTTTTTGTTGCGTTAAAATATAATGATGTTGAATCAACATTATAGAATGTCTCAAAAAATCTATTGTTCTTTTTAGAACCTGGTAAAGATAATCCTATTGATAAATCAGAGTTTTTCTTTGATATATCTTCTATCTCCGCAATAGACTTATTAATCTTAATTGGAATATCACTATACAAATCTAATGTAGTGTATTGTGTTGCACCCGTTATAGTTACATTTGGTATTGTAGTTTGTACCCTTAATACTGTTTGTTGTTGACTCATATATTAAAATCCTTGGTTAGCAAAGAATGTATCTGCGTACTTCAATGTTATTCTATATTTATTTAACTTTCTGTGTTTTTTTGTGATAGTTTCTACCTCAGTTGATAAGATTTGTAACGGTCTTAAATCCCAATATATCTTATCTTGTCTATCCATTGGTGAAATGTAGTTAGGTCTAACCTCATATACCTGTGGTGAATAGAACATTTGTTCTAACCATTGTGCAATAGGTACTGATATATAATCAGATTCTAATATAATTTCTCTTGCAACATCAGTTCCAAATGTTCTTGTACTTCTTCCCATGTTAAAGTCAGGTCCCGCTAAGTCTGTTGAGAAGTATCTATTATCGTATGATTGTGTTGTAATCTTTTTTGTGTCTTGTCTAAATGACTTGAATGTAAAATAATCATATCCACCTTTAGAATTTAAAAATGATAATCTTGTATTCTGAGGTTGACAGTTATTATACAAATAAAAATAGAACATTTCACTCACAGGTCCAACTGGTCCTACTGACGCACGTGATGTACTATTAGTTGGATATGAATAGAATAATTGAACTGTATAATAAGCAACATTATCAAAAGTCTGTCCTGTTAAGAATAGATTTTGTATATCCACCGGTCCACAAGGTAATGAGAATGGTTGTAATGTATCTGTATAACCTGTTGGTGATGCGTATGTTGTACCACTAAAATTCAATTGTTGATTCCAAATACCATTGGTAACTAATTGAGTATTAGTGCTATCATATAAAGTAAAAACTGCGTAGTCTGCTTCTATAACCATTCTATCTCCTGATTGTCCGTTTAAGTAATATAATACATAATTTTCATCAGGTTGTATATACTGAATACGTGGTGCGTCGGTTAAGAACCTTGCAGTCTCACTTTGTTCAGGAACGGTTGGATAATCCATTAAGTATTGAGACATAGGTGACAATCGTCTATAAACATCCAATGTATTGATTGTTAAACCTGTTCCCATAACCGTTCCAATCTCTTGGTCAAAGTTTGGTAGGATAAACTTATCACTACCCATTTGAAATTGTCCTCCAACGTAATCAAAAAATTCTCCTGTATTGGTAAATCCTGATGCTGTAAATCCTGTTGCATTAATACAGTTAGGAATGTTGGTAAAGTGATTTAAATTGTTTGTTGGTGATCCACTATATTCTGTTACAGTTGTACCACTTGAATTTACATATCTATAACCATACTTGTAATTAGCGGTAATAATATTTGGATATGGATTATTAATATTAATTGTATTTGTTGTTTGATACCAATCATTCTTCCAATAGTATTGAAAATGTTCTGTTTGAACATAATTTGACATATAGTTATATGGTCTTAAGTTGAAGTTATAATAGTATGTACTACCTGATAAATTAATATCATAAGGTACTATCTGCATCCTTCCCACCTTAGTTCCATCACCATATAAATCTACATCAAGTTCCATATCAGATTCATATGTTGAACCAGTTAAAACAATATTATAATTACCCCCTCGTTGATATACCATGTCGGTACTTCTTCTAAGTTGGGTATTGTTGTTTAATCCGTTTGCGTATAATTGTTGGTATCCAAATGCCATAATGTTATATTCCTTCTATTGAGTTCATTAATTCATCAAATGTTTCTTCTTCAAGGTATCTGACTATTTCCTGATTGTTTATTAATTTATCCATTGCTACCGTTATAAAATTCTTAGGTTTATTTTGGAATCCAAATTTTCCTATTGAACGTGCTATAACGAAAGCAACACTATCTACATTTTTTTCTGTCTTAGGTAAAAATTTACCTGTCTTAAAGTCTCTAATTCTAAAACTTTTTTTGTTATAAATCCATTCTTTAATTGCATTAATATTAGCAAACTTTCCTCCACCCTTTCTACCCTCAATTAACCAATATGCGTATGTATTAATTAATGGTTTTCCTCCAATTGCAGTAACTTGTATAACCTGTATTCCTTGTTTGTTATCAACCACTTTAGCTTTAATACTATTTCTTAATGTACCTGACGCTACTTTATTGGTGGTACCTTTCTGATACCTACCAAATACGTATACTTTTTCATTAAGACTTTCTTTGATTGTATCTTCAACAATCTTTGCTATAGCGGTTAAGTCCATTAGTTATTATTTAAATAATCAGGTAATGATGTAGGAGTTGGAGTTGGCGTTCCTGTTGGCATTGGAGTTGGTGTTGATGTTTCTATTATTTCTTCCATATTATTTGTTTTTTATTTTATAATGTTACTACTTGTTTCCAACCTGCACCATCATAAAAATATAGTAATGAACCACTTACTGATAAGTCACCAACTACACCTGTTGGTAATGGTGATTGTGGGAATAAGTTCATTGCGTTTCTTATGTTTGTTTTTGCGTTAATCTGTAATGTTTGGTCTGCGGTGGTACTACTCATTGTACCATACATCAACGAACCACTTCTATCATTAGTTGTTGAACCGAATGTTTTATTTGATATATATAAATTATTAGAACCTGTTTCATAATAACCTGCTTGATACCCTATTCCAATGTTACCATTACCTACTGCACTAAATAATGTTTGGTTTCCAATACCAACATTTTCTGAACCTTTACCACCTTGTTTTAATGATTGATAACCAATAGCAACGTTATTATCACCTGTTATATTTTGTCCTGTTTCATTACCAAACGCTAAGTTAAAAGAACCTGAAACATTATTAAACATTGCTTGGAAACCAATGGCGGTATTAAAGTATCCTGTTGTTAAACTATTTAATGTTTCACTACCAACACCTGTATTGCCAGGTGATTTAACATTTTGTAATGAACTATTACCTAAAGCCATATTATTGGAACCACTAATATTCTGAAGCATCGCATTATTACCAATAGCGATATTATTTGCACCTATTGTATTATTTGATAATGTGGAAGCACCAATTGCAGTATTACTTGATGCAATATTATTTTGTAATGCTGTTGAACCAATAGCAACGTTATTTGAACCACTTATATTATTTCCTAAAGCGGATGAACCAATTGCGGTATTACTAGTACCACTTGCATTATTTTTTGTTAATGTATTAAATCCAATACCAATGTTTTGTCCTACATCGGTTGGTCCCCTCCAAAAGTTCATACCATTTATTGAACCTGAAGTTAATATACCACCTGTTACAAATAAAGCATTACTAGTAACACTTGATGCTGCAATTTTTAATGAACCTGTTATTACTTGATCTGTTGAAACTGAACCTGTTGTAATTAAACCAGTTTTATCTATTGTTGTTACAAATGATGCTGATGTTGCAAATGATGATGTACCATTTAACGAACCTGTAAAAGCACCTGAAACAGGACCAACTATTGTTAATGAACCTGATATTGTAACTGAACCTGTAATTCTTGTATTATTTAAACTATCAATGTGTATAGCGTTTCTTCTTGCGTTTCCTGCTGTACCTGTTCCCACAACAAATACTGTGTCTTGTGAACTTTCTTGAAGGGAACCTGTTGCGTTATTTCTACCAACTATTACTGTTCCACCACCTGTTAATGTACTTGTATTACTTGCTGAAACAATTAAATTTTCACCTAATAAACTTGTGTTTATTAAATGACCACCACCTGCTGAACCACTATAATCTGAATTTATAGTATTTGATCTTCCTATTAATAAATTACTATTAAATGATCTTCTTGTATTAGTATTTGAACCTGTTACAATTAATGTATGATTAGCACCTAAAAATGTATTAGTACCTACATTTATATTATTTGTTGCTGCATTGATTGATGATGTATAGTTGTTTGTAACTGTTACATTACCAATATTATTTGTATATAGTATTGATGAACTATTTTGACTTAATGTTGTTGTACCACCAACAAATATATTACTTGTCATTGTTGGTAATGTATCAGCTGGAGTTGTATTTGCGTTTGATGTTAAAGTAGATACATTAATATTTTGTACATAACTAACTGAACTTGATTGATGATTTAATGTTACACCTGCAGCACTATAATTTGCTGTCATACTTGGTATTGCTAAAGAACTTGTTATAAAGTTTAAAGATATTGGTGCTGCTGTATTAGTAACAATATTATTATTATATGTTGGTTTAACAACTGAACCTGTGTTTAATGTTGGTATTACAGAGGATATAATATTATTATTACCACCGATATATCCATATGTTCCTGCTGTAACTGATGTATCTGTTCTATTTGCTGTCAATAATATATTATTACTACCTGATATAATGATTGAACCTGTTGAATTTGCTGCAGGTAATACACCACCAAATATTACATTTGATTGTGACACTGGTGATGAACCTGTTATGTTTAATTTAACTGAACCACTATTAAAAGCCTGATTTAATATAAACACATTACCAACTTCCGTTAATGAACCTGTACTAATTAATCCTTCTGATATTGTTAATGAACCTGTGATTGATTGAACTAAAGCTGCTGAACCTGTTGTAATAAGTCCTGTTCTATTTAAGTCTGCTGGTGATGTTCCACTCGTACCACTTGTTCCTGAACTACCACTTGTACCTGATGGTGTTGTTGTGATAATAAATAATATATTATCATTACCACTAAATTGATGTGTTGCTGAAATTAATGTAACTGCATAAGTCCAATATGTTGTATTATCAGTTTTTGTTCCTAATTGCCATACTTGATAATTACTTTGATTTGTTTTGTCTTGTATTGTAATAACAGAACCTGAACCTAAGTTTCCTAAAAATATATCAACGTTATTATTTTGTTGGTCTTGATCACTTACATTAATAAATGTTGCACCTGTTTGTGGTATTTGATTCCAAGTAATATATCCTGAACCTGGTGCACCAAATGAAACTGTTTTTGCTTGATAGTTAAAGAATGAGTTTGATACACCACTACTTCCACTTGTTCCACTTGAACCATTAGAACCTGATGTACCTGAGGATCCATTAGAACCACTTGTACCACTACTTCCTGAACTACCTGATGTACCACCTGAACCCGATGAACCTGAACCACCACTTGAACCTGATGTACCGGAACTACCATCACTTCCACTGGTTCCTGACGTTCCGCTTGTTCCTGATGATGCATATTGTCCTAAAGCTTGAACTATTTCAGGATATGTTGCATAAGTCATCACTCCACTATTTTGAAATGTTGCCACATATGAACCTGTATTTTGAACTATACCTCCTTGACTTACATCAATTTGGTCAGAATAAAATGTACCAGTTTGATATAAAGCACCTGATACAATTAAGTCCCTATTTGATGTTGTATTTGTATCATTAAGAATAAAGTTGTCACCATAATTATTAACACCAAATTTAATTGATGCAGTACTTTCATTATGAAAATGAAATGTACCATTATTATCACCCCAAAAACTTAATACAGAACTACCTGTTGAAAAAGTATCATTAAAATATCTTCCAATCCACGGTCCATCATTATTTGCGTGTACAGTTAATAATGCATTATCTGTTGTATTTGTTGTTGAACCTCTTAATATTAGATTACCATCACTACCTGTAATAGTTTGGTTACCTGTAAATGTATTACTACCTGTTGTTGCAAATGAACCTGTATCTATTGATATTGGTAGTCCATTAACTGTTAATGATCCTGAGATATTAACTTGTGTTAAACTCATTTGTAACGGACTATCACTTCCATCACCGGCTTGAATCGTCTGTAAACTATTAGTCAAACCTGTAGCACTGTTGGTCATTTTTAAAAGACCCTGAAAACTACTACTTACATATAAATTATTTAATGCACCCATATTATTTTAATTTGTTTTTTTAACATTTTCCCATTGTTGATTTACTTCTTTCCATAATCTATTTAATTCTTTCCATGTCATATCTTGTGCAAAACTTGTCATTGGTAATACACATCTGTTATAATCAAACTTTTGTTGAACTGATATTGTTAAACTCCATCCAGCAAGTTCCGTTTCCGTCTCCTGTAACCATGGACTTAAGTTAGCATCCCATTCAACATCGTAATCTGATAAATACGCTTTGGAATAAAAGTCTTTTAATATTTCTAATGTATCCGATAATACATCTTGTTGATTTGATAAATCCTCCTCAACCCTATCCACACAAACCACCGTCCAAGTTATATGCATATGTGACTGATTCAATCTTGTTGTATCAGGTATAAAATACATACGTGGATATAATGGTTCTTTCTTTGTTACTATATTGTTTGTTAATTGTTGGTCATCACCAAATCCCCATGAGTTAATCTGTTCGTGTGCTGTGGCAAAGTCTTTCCAATCTCTAAGTATCTGATAATAAGAACTAAAGGATTCATCTTGAGGGAATCCATAGTTACCTGATACCGGTAAATCACATCTGTTATAATCAAACGGAATAGACATTTTAATATGTAACGTCCAACCACCTAAAATGGTTTCAAACCTTTCAGTAAAAGGATGAACGTCAGGGTTCCAATCTCCCACAACAATCTTACTAAAATCACCTTGTTCATATGTATATGATTGATAAAATACGGTCCATATATCTGTTGCTAACTCCAATGTATCTGACATTACTTCTTCTAAATTGGATAGGTCATCCTCAATTCTATCCATAAATACTATTCCAAAGTTATAATGAATATGGTTTTGATTAAATTCTACATTCTCAGGTACAACATACATACGAGGATATAATGGTTCTTTCTTAGTTAGTATATCGTTGGTAATCTGTTTAAAATCACCCAACCCGAATGATCTAATCTGTTCGTGGTGGTACGCTATACTACTAAAATAGGTTAATAATTGTTTGTATGTTATTGTACTCATCTAATATTAAATATAAGTTTTATTAAAACGTATCCTGAAATTATTATCTACTCATTGCTTTTTTCATCATTCTTTCTTGTTCTCTATCATATTCCACCAAATAAACTAATTGGTTCATTACTTCAATAATTCCTTTCTCATAGACTTCAGTGTGTTTAGTAATATCTCCTTTTGTAATTCTATTTGTAACGACATACCATCCAAATCTTTTTTCAAAAGATACCTCCATATCAGCTTCCTGTTCCGCCAAAGCAATTGCAGCGTCATCCATTCCTTCCGGATACGAGTTTTCAAAGATCGTGGGGTATAGTTTGAGTATATCGTTGCGAAGTTGATAAAAAAAAACTGTCCGCCTAAAACAAACTTTATATCCAATTTCTTCTTGAATAGTTCTGCACGTTCTTGCATCTTTGGGACATCATATTTTTCAATCTTAAATTCATGTTTGGACTTTTCACTTACAATTGGTCTATACATAATTGCTGCGATGATATGAAGATAATTCATAATCTCATCTGGTTTCTTTGTTAGTAATGTATCTAAATCCACAAATTCACCATATGTTATTTCTTTATATGATGGAAGGTAACCATATTCAACTCCTTCTAATTTAAATCTATCTATTAATTTATATGGTGGTTTAGGTACCATTGCAAAGATTGTGGTTGCAAGAAACTCTACCTTATGATTCTCCGCTTCCAATAATGTTTCTATTGGACAATCAGTCATAAGACTAACCACCTTTGCTTTAAGAAATTCATCCTCAAATAAATCCTTTATCTTAAATATCTTTACGTAATCCTCAATGTTTAGAAACTCAGGTAATATATATTCCTTGTCTCCTAATTCAAATGTTATTTCACTCATATTATCTTATATTATTAATTGATGTATAGTTACTACCACCGACAACCCCAATTGCGTAACGTCCTGACGCCTTTTGGTTCTTTATTTCAAAGTACATCCTCATCATCATTGCATCAGATAAATCGGGTGATTTACCCAATATCTTCTTCATCTCATCTTTTGATTGTACTGCAACCTTATTATCCTTATCTATATCTTTTAGTTTTACCGCTAAT